TTAAAATGTACGCGTATATTCCCTCAGTTAAGAATTCGTGTTTCATCGCACTCTTCGTTCTCTTTCTTGTAATACAAATATGGCGATTTCAACCGGCATCATCTTTCACGACGTTTGCCGCAGTGGACAAAGCGCCATCCTTCTCGCATTTCGAATGGGAGGATATTTACAACGATTGTTACAACGAACTGTCCTTTGCTCACCACAATTTCTTGATCGACTCTTTTGGTCCGTTTGTCCTAATCGACGAACCCTTGCCCAGCTTCCTTGTCATCCCGTTTCAGTTGACCCTAGCTTTGATCTCTTTACTCCCCATGTCTCGCTTGATTCTATATTTTATCGATTCGGAAACACCAATATCAATTGTGTGTCCCTTACTATCGAAATTTACTCGGCGTGCTTGGGAAGTGAGAGGTCGAAATTACTTTGTCGACGCTATGAGATGCGATTGCCAGGTTGCTTCCGAGGTGATCTCTATGTATTCTGTCAAAGACAGTTTCGGGGGTTGGATGCAATGGGTCGGATCTTGTTTCCACAGCTTGAAGGAGTATACCTACAATTATTCTATTATCCTGGTTGTAGTAGTAGTGTTATCTACCATTATTACTGTTACGGTCGTGTTCATGTGCTTACGGTTTCTCTATCAGAATTTATTCCTGAGACAATCTAGGCCTATCGTTGTGCCCGCAACCTTGGATCGTAAAGATATTTCGCGCCACTTCGTCCGTGGTACTCTTCTGTCTGACAAGGAGTTCATGATTGACGATTCTGGTCACCAACATCCTTTTCTCGCTAGTTGGCGGTCCAAACTAATCACTTATGGTGTGTTTGCTCTCGCCCAGTCTGGTAAGAAGGTGTATGACCTCTGTGGGTTACCTAATGTGTTCATGCGCACCCACTCCACTGACGCCGCTCACCGTTTCAACGCGTCTATAAAGAATGTTGAAATTTTGATGTTGCCTGATGCGTATAACTTCTCTCGTAACAACAACAAAAACAAGATCACTACCACGAAAATTGCCTTACCTGGATCTGAAATCCGTCAATATGATGGACCTGTTATCATGCAAAATTCTGATTGGTTTTATACTGCTGAAGAATTATGTAAAATATTTTCTGCTAACGGTGGCATCGTTATCACCCACGACTTTGTTCCTGGAATGTTTAACTTTGCTGGTGAAGCTCATGGACTTGTTAATGATGTTGGAGTTGTTATGCACGTGAATGGCGGAGAGACTTATCGACATGGTTACCATAAATGGGAACAGTCTGGTTATCTTTATCACGATCAATACCCCTGTGTTTATAATACAATTTTCACGGACTCTATTCATCGCGTTATTTATATTCAACCTGCCCCGTTGTTGGTTAATGCTAACAGTTGTCTTCAATCCGTTCAAATTCGGCTTCCACAAAGTTTGGATAGCATTTCCATCACATCACAGGGCATCCATTACATTGAAACCCCGAAATTGACACATTTGTTAAATCGTCCCCTTGTCACTAAAATGGCATCAAGGATGGTAACCAATGTTGATAATTTGTTGGTCATGTGTGCTGGTGCCTGGGCTCAAGCCAACGATGATGATGACACTCTACAGCCTCTTGAAATTTACATCAAAGCTGCACAGAAGTACTACCTAACAACTTTGCTGCCCATCGAAATGAGCGCTCGTCTAGTCACAAATACCACTTGGATATCAATGGTTTCTAATTATTTCTTTAACACTAAAATGAATTTGTATTCACGTTATGAATTATGGAAGAACCGCGAATATTCTGGTGTGGTTATGTGCACTCTCCCACCTGTCGAACCAGGCCATCGTATTACTATGTTTGATGTCGCTAAGCCATCATCATCACCACCTAAGGGTGGCGGTGATGGTGGTAAAGATTTTCGAGGCCCTAAATCTCCAGAAGTACCTGTGTCCACCTCTGGTCCGCAACCCCCACGTCATGCCGACAACAAAGGGTCTCGGAGCGGAGCTAAACGCGGAGGCAAGTCTGAGACTAAGGGTCCTAAGTCAGAGGCCAAAAATAACAATGCCACGGCCATTACTGGTATCCAAATTACGGAAATTTTGTCGGATGGTGAATCAACAACTCAAAGAGCTACAACCGATCCAAATGACGATGGATCAGGCGTTTGCCCAATGGGTGAAGAGATATCCACTTCCCCGACAGAAAGTGTTGGAAAAAGCACGGACAAAACCCCTCCCAAAGAAGGTTCCAATAAAGACCTTCCTAAAAGTGGAGGCTCTCAACAAACCGCGAAACATATCGACGATGCCGGACGAAATATTATCTCGTCTGGGGCCGGCGGTGTACCTGGCGGAGAAGAGTCTTGGGCAACTGTCGTTTCTCGTAAAGGGTCTAGAACTAAGTCAAAGGGATCAACGAGTGAAGGAGGAGATCAGATCGTGGACGCAAGTCCTCGAAACTGATTTTTCCAACTTTGACAAGACGATACGGCCGGTAATGCGCATAATAGAAGAGTTGTGTTACCTGCCGTTATTCCCGTCTGATACTGACGAATGTCATCAGGCGTATAAAACTCTTCGAAACTCGAATGTTATGATTCACCGATTCGGATTTCTCGTTGTTTTGCTTGAACTCCAGCGTCTATCTGGCGAATCCATGACGTCTATATCCAACGGACTCATTAATGCTTTTGTAATGTGGTTAGCCCAAGGCGAACCCACTCTCAAGGCGTTTAAATGTTTTGCTGAAGGTGATGACGGATTGGTTCCGTTTTTGAGAGGCGTGGATTATGTGAAAACTGCTACAAGTCTAGGTTTCTCCTTGACACTAATTCCCCATCATAATTACCTCACTGCGAACTTTTGTGGTCGGTTTTTGACTGAAACTGGGTCCATGTGTGACTTTATGCGTACGATATCTAAATTCCATCTTTCTGGAAATACAAGTATTGACCGCAAACGGTTGCTTTTGGCTAAAAGTCTAAGTTATCTAGCCACTGACTACAATACACCCGTTATAGGGGCTTTGTGTTGGGCTTTCGTGCAGAAATTACGTCACTATAGACCAATATTTCTCCATGATTATGAACGACGTCGTCAAATGGTCGATACTCACGTTAGCACTTTTTACTCCCTCCCCCCTCCACCATTTAACAGAGAAACTGCTTATCAAATCACGTGGATCCATGACATTTCATTCAATTCCTTGCTATCACTTCACTCCAACTGGGTGGAATATGGTAAAGGTCGTAATCCCAGATTTATCACTATTGAGAACTCACCATGTTCTAACGCGAATGCAATAGTGCCACACTTGTGATTACATGAACCCTACAACAGGTAACTGAAACCGTTTCACGTCGGTTGGGTTTGGAGTCGTGTGACCACAAAAATATCACGTTTCAATTGTTTATTTATTCATTATGACTACTAAAAATGAGGCCAACCATCTTACACGACTTATCCAGAAGTGTGGTGGTTCAGAAACTGGTTCAAAATGGCTTAAAATGGCTGTTGATCCTTTTCACGATATCGATCTTGATTTGGTTGGGTATCCCGACCAGACCTCAGGGAGATCGATTATCTACAATGTGACCAAAAATCTTACTATTACCGTTCCTACCACTGTTGCCACTGATAATAACTGGGATTGTCATGTTTCTTTCACACCGCTTATGGCTGAAAGCGCTTTACAAGCGTATACTGCTAGTGCTAGTGCGGGAGGACGTGTCACTCAGATTATTAACAACGGAGTACAGCCGTGGGTTACTTCAGGTGACCCTCTCCGAGTTTGTTCCGTGCCCGCAGGCACACCCACTTTCCGTGGTGGTTCAGATGAAAGGGAGGCCGGAATCGGTATAAGTGAATTTGTTGCCATTGATGGATCTACGCCATTCAGACTTGTTGGTGCTGCATTTGAAGTGCACAACACCACGGCTGAATTGGATAAGTCTGGCGCTGTTACTACTTACAAGTATGACACACATGCCGACTCTTTCGATGCTCAAGTCCTCACTGGAGCCAAATTTTCCACCCACGAACGTTATGACTGTATCAATGGTCCACCATCTAATGTCAGCGATGCTAAATTGCTCAATGGTATTACTTGGGAGGCTAGAGATGGCGCACTCGTTCCATGTGTTATGAGTAGTGATAACAGTCCTAAGAAGTACCTGCCCCGTCGAAGCATGATGATTATGCAGGATCCTCTTACCCCACTCTACTGGACTATGTCAGGTCTCGGTGATTCAAACGTAAGGTTTGGTACCACCCCGACTATTGACCCAGTTAATGTGCCGTTGGAGAATTCTGTCATCTTGCCTTTTATGGGTTGTGGTGCATATTTCACTGGGCTGTCTTATTCTACGAGTCTCACTATAACTCTTCGCGCTTTTGTTGAAGTCTTTCCATCCCCCTCTTCCTCTTTGGTTGCTTTAGCTCATCCAGCTACCCCTGCCGATTTTGAAGTATTAACTTGCTACAGCAAAATTATGGCTGATATCCATTCTGGGTACCCAGTCCATGACAATGCTGCAGGTGACTACTTTAAGAAAATCTTGGGTGCCGCACGTGCTATCGCAGAGACTGGAATGTTGGGGCCTGGCGCTGCCAGAGCTGCCAATATTGCTTCGGCTGCTTCGGCTGGTGTTAAGACTAATTCGAAATCCAAGAAAAAGTAATTGTATAACACGTTTCACGTGTGTTTTGACTGAACTGTCGATCCGTGTGAATCATATGTGGTTATGACATAGGGC